ATATCAGGTGGTTACGCTGCTTTTTTGTAATCTTGGGAGCCATGACCCTCATACTCCGTGCCACAATTTTACAAATGATATTACAAGTTCTCATCGAAGATTTAGTAGGGGTCAAAGGGTTCTTTGGGTGCCCGAATCATAGACTACTAAATAAGCTAACCTGATCTGTAAGTCCTCATTCTACTATACTACATTAAAAAGATGACCACTAAAAAAGAAAAACTTATCCGAACCACAGTTCAACTGAGTCCTCATCAACATAAGGCATTGGAGAATCTTAGTGGCCCTGGTAAGTCTATATCTGCCCTGGTTAGAACCGCTATTGATGAATATTTAGAACCTTACTACGAGCAAAATTACGAAAATCAAAAACTAGATCGTATGATAGAAGAGGCTAAAGATCAAATAGAAAAATTACAGGAAGATGCTTACGAAATGAGAGACATTTTTGAAGATTTACAAAGCAAAGTTTAAAAAATGAAAAGAATAACATGGGTCGAGTGCCCTGGCTGTAAGATGTACAGCGATCAGAAGGTCATTAAATCTGAAAGAAACTCAAAGTTTATAACAATTCGCAGAAGACTTTGCTATGAGTGTGGACACAAATGGTTTACGATCCAATATCCAGAAATGATAGTGCCTGACATACAGGCTCGCTATGCTTCTCGTGAGTGATGTTTCTTTATTACTTTTCTGTATTTCCAGTGCATATGAAGTTGCTCTAACCACCATCTAACTTTGTATATTCCTGTAGTTTTTCTTGTTGGTGTTTTCATTACGGCTAATGTTGCTTCTAGTTCTATTACTCTCATCATTGCTTTAGATAAAACCGCTTCAGCCCTGGCATGATTTTTCATCATGTCTATACAGAAAGCTTTTATTCTATCTACATCATCACAGGCCATTATTTCCCTACATCGAAGTTCTATCATTAGTTCTGCTTCAGGAGGTAGTTCCGTATGGATCATTTTTAAAAAGCCATCATCTTTCATATTATTGAAGAGAGGTGGTGGAGCCTGGAAACATTCTGGCCTCAATAAAAGCAACCGCTTGATCGTCTATAGTGTTGTCTGTTTGTTTAGCTATAGCTTTTAGCAGATCCACTATCAATCTCTTCATTGCCTTAGATTTTATAAATACAAGAAGAATAGGTTTTAAAATTTTTACCATCGTTTTTTATGTGTTACTTCCCAAACATAGCTACTTTGCTAGTATTAGACAAGAGTTTGCACTTCTATGGAAGATCAAGAGCCTAGTAAAGTCGAAACCATTGTGAAAGTTTGTGTCCTGTTGTGGTCTGCTACACTACTAAGCCTCTCTTATTATGAGCCTCCATCAGGTAAAAAAATAGTAGATTTTGATCCAACTTTTATCGCAAGTATTTTTAGTGCTTCCACTGCGTCACTAGGTTTTCAGATAAAAAAGAAAAAAGATACTATAGTAGATAATAAAAATAACAAAGTAGGTATCAAATGAAAAAACTACTTCCCTTTTTATTTATGGTGTCCGCACCAGCTTATGCAGATATAACGCATAGCATCCAATCAGTAGCAAGTGTATCTACATTAGGTGCAAGTGCCACTTCAGAGCGTATTGGATCGTCTATCAGCGTTGGTGGTACAAATGTTACACCAAAAGCTAATACAGTAGCAGGTCAAATAGGTTCTCTTGATTTAGCAGATGCTGGTATTACTAACGGTGTTCCTACTGTTGACTACGACACTAGCTTTAATGTTGTAAATACAGGAGATGCGTTTTCGGCATCAGAAACTTACATAGAAGCCGATGCTATCCCAAGTTTATTATCTGCCACAGTGACAAATGGGGTAGTTCCATCACTACCCCTCCTTGGTAAAAACACAGTCATATCAGGTGGTGATGTTGGATCTGTAGCTATCACACTGGATAGTGGGCAAGCATTGACAGTTAACCTATCTGATATGGGTGCTGGTACAACTGCAACTCTTCAGTCCACTATCACTCTTGGCCTTGATTAATGAGATGGTTTCTATGCCTGTTTCTTACAGTGCCTAGTGCGTATGCAGGAAGTATTACACCTAGATTTACAACAGGTCAGATGGAATCATCAAGTCGTAGCGTATCTACGATCCAAGAAACGATTGTTACTGAAAACTATCGAACAGGTTTTAGTTATACAGTACAAGGCCATAATATTAAAACAGACTCATATATCTCACCTGATGCGACATATACAACAAGTCAGAATACAGGCAATGGAGCAGTTAATTTTCAATGGGTGACACCAGAATTAACAAGCAAACCTCAATGGGAGATCGTCACCGAAGGCTCAGATTTTTCTCTTGTAGAAAACTTTTTAGCTCCAGGTTTAGACGCAGTATCGGTAATAAATCGAACTCAAACTATAGAAACCCAAACAACTTCCTTAAGTATCTTTTCCCAATAGGGTTACTGTTTACAAGTCCTGTATATGCTAGTAATACAATAAGTTCGCCATCGGCCAGTTCCTCTGGAACAGTTATCAATAATGGCTATCAAACTATAAATGGAAACTTCCCAACTCATAGATTTTCAAATGGAATACAATGTCAACTTCCTACTTTGGCTATCACTCCCTTTGTCACTAAAGGAGAAAATTTTTCCCTTCCAAGAAGTACAGTCTCTCGAACCAATATTTATGACACTGCAAAAGACAGTGATACAGGCCAGTTGCTTAATCCTGGGGACATTTTATATGTTGCAGAACAGGAACGATTAGATCAAACAGTATATAACCTAAATTATGGAATAACTGCTAGTTTTCAGATACCTTTAGGCAAAAACTTTAATAAAGAATGTTTAGAAGCTGCACAAACCTACAGAAAGTATCAGGAGTTTATGCTTGATGCCAAGAAATTAGAGGTCAATCTCAACCGTCTTAAAATATGTGCTGAACAACTGAAACTTGGTGTTAAATATGTAGGAGAAGATGCTGTTAGCTGTAGAAATGTTGTGCTGACAACCGTTCCAAATCAAGTTATCCCTCATAATCACAAATTGACCCAGTAGATAAGTCACGGGTATTAAACTTATCTACGGATAAACATTCTACCTTAAAAATAAAAAAGTAGATAGACCCCTTCCAACT